GATACTTAGGTGCATTGGATGAGCTTGTGCCTGACCATGCTCCACGGATCAAGCCTTGAAGTTGTTGTTTGAGGTTGAATAGTCCGTTTGCCATAATTAGAATGTGATTGTGCCTGATGCGTAAAACACATAGACGTTATAACCAAGGGCTTGATAATAGGTCGGTGAACCTGTGGTTGATGTGGCTTGTTTAAGATACGCAGGATAACGGATGACTACGATGCCTGAACCGCCTGCGCCGCCAGAAAATACTCCCGCAACAACACTTCCTCCACCACCACCGCCACCAGTATTAGTTAATCCAGAAAATGCCGTTGTAAATGCAGAACTTGAACCGCCACCACCGCCTCCACCAAGACCAGGTGTATTTGAAGTTGACCCTTGATATGCGCCTCCCCCACCACCACCAGCATATTGAATTTGGGAGCCGCTAATACTAGAAACTAAACCTGTGCCGCCGTTACCAGCAGGGCCAATACCACTTGTTCCATTAGTACCAACGCTCCCTGCACCACCACCACCACCGCCGTTAGCATAAGTAGAATTATTTGTAAAACCAGCGCCGCCTGCATTTCCTTGCCCAGAAGTACCAGCGCCGCCTGCGTTTGAGGCGGCGGCTGAAGTGTACGCCCCGCCGCCACCAGAACCACCAGAACTTCCTACAGAACCGCCTCCACTACCCGCACCACCACCGCCAATTGCAGTAATACTTCCAAATACTGAACTAGAACCGTTTACGCCATTGGCAGTTGATGTAGCACCCGCCCCGCCTGCGCCAACTGTTACAGTAATGCTAGAGCCAACATTTATGGAGTAACCAGTAGCAGTTAACAAACCGCCACCACCACCACCACCCGCTTGGGCATTACCACCTCCACCACCTCCAGCAACAACAAGATACTCCACAGTCTGAACAGGATAGTTCAAACCGTTGTACTGGGGACTGGAAAGCCCACCTGGGAAGTTGAGCATTGACATGGTTTAGTCAGAGATTGATTCGTAAGACGTGAAGAAATTCAAGTTGTTTGCTGTACCGCTTGTCACGCCAATACACTGATTCTCTAGCAAATAGAACGCTGTGGTTTTATCACTGATCACAACAGATGCGTTTGGCGGAACAGTTACTTGGTAAGCAATTGGAGATGCTGTACCTGACGGTGCTGAACCTTGCGTTGCCGCATTGGGATACACAGACACAGTTGCAAGAACAGCGCTTGAGCTTGTATTGCAAGCAATGATGGTATCTACTTTGTAGACCAAGCCACTACCAGATGCATTGTTAAGCAGTGATACTGCTGATGTACTTGAAGGCGCATAGTTGGTCGATTGACCATAAATATATGCTACCGTGACGATATTAGGATTTGCCATGATTACTCCTTAGAATCCGAAGACCATCGCCATTGCGATAGCTTTACCTGTTGATATGCCTGCTGAAACTGCTGCCCATGTTGGCGCAGAAGAACCGTTTGATTTTAAATAGTAACCTGATGTACTACCTGATGTGAACGCATAAGCTGTACCTGTACCGTAAGCTATTTCACCTGCGGTTGGTGTGGCTGTACCACTTGTACCGCCATTACCATAAGCTAGTGTACCAGCCAATGTGACTGTACCTGTTGTAGCTGTACTTGGTGTTAGACCAGTAGAGCCAGCAGAAAACGATGTTACTGTGACTGTAGTGGTGATCTTAATAAAGTCGCTACCACTCCAAGCAATAATAGCTTTCTCGCCGCTTGCTATTGTCACACCTGATGTTGGGCCTACACCTACAATCTTGACAGACTGTGAGGTAGATGTTGCATTGATAACAACGTAGGTTTTACTAGACGCGGGTACTGTGATCGTTAAAAGACTTGCAGGGTTACCAGTACAGTTAATGACCTGATACTGCGCCGATCCCGTGGCCCCCGCGCCCACCTGTGCAAGATTGGTTGCTGAGTTTGTACCCGCAGTCAGAGAAAGCGTTACAGCTGTTTGGCTACCTGAAATGGTCTGTGTACCAGCAATGGCAGTATCCAAATACTGTGTTAAGCCATTGTTTACATCATCACCCCAATTACCAGATTCGGTTCCTGTTGTGATAAGCGGTAATGCTAATAGCGATGTGGGTGTAATAGTCATGTTTTATCCTTGTATCAACGTCCAAGCCGCTGACTCTGAGTTGTCGATATTTTGCCATGTAACAGATTGATTGTCATTAATTAAACTCCAATAAACCGCATACATTGTTCCAACTTGACCTACTGCGCCCACTCCTTGAAGTGTAGCACCTCGGCCTGACATTGTCACTGAAGCAATTGCTGTCGTGGCCCCTACTCCAGTCAAAGCAATCGTTATGTTTGCCCCAACAGTTCCTACGGCTCCTCTGGCTATGTTAGTCCCCAACGGGACTCCCAAAGCTCCAACTCCTCCTGAAGCACCAACGCCCGTCAGCCCAGCTTGTTTACCAGCTACTACCGTTCCAACCGCACCAGAAGCACCAACTCCTGTCAACGCAATCGTTATGGTAGGCCCAACTGTTCCAACCGCACCTGACGCAAAATCCCCAGTCCCAGGATCAGCTTCGGTTACCGTAACTGACCCAATGTTTCCTACACCGCCAACCCCAGTGATGGGGAAAGACTGTGACCGTACAACCGATCCTACAGCCCCGCTACCCAATACCCCAGTCAAGGCCACTACGTTGCTAATCGTAATTGAACCTGTACTGCCTGTACCTCCGACACCAGTCAGAGCTACCGTGATGTTTACACCAGTATTCCCAACCGTACCACTAGCTTGAACACCTGTAGCATTTACTGTACTAATACCCCAAGGGCCGCCTCCCCAAGGCCCATACCCCCAGCCTTCAGTTGTAGGCGTACCCTGGCCGAAGTTGCCATTCCCCCACGGGTTTATGCCCCAACCTACGGCCATACCTCACCTTTTAGGTGGTTGTCAAACGCAGCAAAGCCGCACTTGATGAGTTGGTAGGCATCGTCAAAGTAAAAGTGCCAGCCGTGATGGTTTGCGAACCAAATGTATGAACGCTCACTGCTTTGTTGCTTTTGGAAAAGTTATACAACAACACAGTATCAAAAGCTGTATTTACAGTCAGTGCTGTCCATTGGAACGAAGCCGTGGGAGTCCAGTAAGCGGCGCCTGCTGTTACAGACGTATTGGCCGCCGTTGGGCTTGTTCCGTTTGTGACTGTGACTCCACCCGCCGTATATCCAGTACCAGAAGTGTTGGTCACTTCGCCTGTAGTGGAGTAAATGGTGGTGCTAGCATTCAATGTGGCAGTTGTGAAATACAACGCTGCCTTGAACGTATCGCCTGTACCAGTCGTAAAGTTATGGGTAGCAGTCATTAGCTCGCCCATGAAAGAGGTACACATTGCTTGAGTATTTGCCATGATAATTCCTTAGAATGAAGCGGTTGCGCCATCTACAAAAGACGGCATTTTCTTTAGGGTAACGTGAACCGAACGATGTACAAGCTCACCATCAAGGTAATACTCATCCCATGTTGTATATTCATTTTCATTGTCCAAAGAGCCTGGTCTATGCTCTAACAATGAATCATCCATATCGCCTTTGGTAGTCGTGATGATCATGCTATCCTCAGTATTGCGTTGGTGCTGTTAACAGCTGGGAATTGAATAGTGAATGAATTGGCGCAAGTCTTGTCTGCACCAAAATCAAGAATAGCTACAGACGCATTGTTCTGCGTTTGATTGTAAATCAAAGCACCTCTGGCTGTAAATGCAGCTGGATTCCAAACAGCATTTGCAAACGACCAATACGCCACCGTTCCATTCGTAGCGCCAGATGTTGGAGCTTGTGTAATGGTAAGCGGAATGCCGCCTGCCGTGTATCCTGTTCCTGTGACTTCTCCAACAAGCTGCGTTGAGTATTGTGTTGTGGACGCATTAATTGTGGCCGTTGAATTGAACAACGCAATATAAAACGTATTTGGGCTGGTAGGCCCAAAGTTGTGTACACCTTGTGCCAACTGAACCTTGAAGCTGGTTGTGGCAGTTTGAACTATGCTCATGTAACCGCCTGTCTAAATTGTGGGGTGCGGTACGCATCTTGACGTTCCATACCATCGCCAAGACGTTTAGCAAGAGCTAATGCTTCAACATACTTTTGATTATATAAAGTCATCAAATCTTGCTCGCCTTTCATGAAGGTATAAGCCTCAACAAGAGAGCCATACAAAAGCACGGTATCAAAGTTGTCCCCAAGCCAAGTAGTACCACTTGGGTTGTTAGTGGTATCAGAGATTGAAACTGGATAATAGTAATAATGCAACTCAGCGGTATAAGCAGTATCAGGAGTGGGGCCCAATATGAAAGACAATTCATTGGTGATTGCCCCGCTTGCTACTGTTGGCCCAAATAAAGCGTAATACTGTGGCGTTCCATAGGAGTTTGGAAATCCGTATACTTCACGAATAAAGTTAACGTCTTTATTTAATAAATATTGAAACTGGCCTTGGAATGTCACAGTTCCTGAGACAACCCCTGTGTTTATGGCAGATAACGCTATCGTAGTTCCTGAAATACTGGTTACATACGCATTACTTGCAATCCCTGTTCCTTGCGCCAATTGACCAACAACAATACCGTTATTACTCGACACCGTTATCGTTAGAGCACCCGCAGCTCCAGTAGCAGTAATAGCGTTTGTGTTGGTTGTATATACGGCCAGTGAATACGGCGCAAGAAAATCGCTAGGAGAAGACAAGTATTGGTTATAGGGCGTAACAGTTCCCGTCACGTTTTTACGCAATGAGGGGAACTGCACCGAGTTATAAATACGTTGTTCAGCTTGCTCAACAAACGTAGGAATATCCGCTACGAAAGTAGTTTCGTAGTTTTGCGTGTAATCCTGAATGTTTTGCTTGAGCTGCGTATAGTTCATGCCATCGGGCCTCTGGCCATTACGCCTTTAATTGCTGCACCTGTACCACGAATCTTGATGCCTTCAGTTTCAACGCGATCATCCATTGTGATGGACACACCCATCAAAGGCACCCAGTTCTTTTTCTTTTGAAACTCTGGCTCAGTAAACGCATCGGCTGGGCCTACGTGTTTACCTTTCATGTCGTGGGGAGGAGCATACTGCTCAGCAGTACCGTTATCACGATTGGCGCCGCGATGAATAGCAGGGCTATTCTTTTTGGTTGGTTTAATTTCTGTAGGCATTATTTGCTCCCAGGTTTTTGGTTGTGAGCACGAGCCATGTTGCGTCCAACAGCGCGCATATCTTTACCTGTTGGGCCGCCTTTTTTGAGCTTGGACAAGTTAGTTCCCTTGCCGCCTTTGTGCTCTTGTTTGTCGTGCATAGAAAAAGCTTTTTTAATCAGCTTTTTGTCTTGTTTTAGATCGTCATCTTTCATTTCAAACTCCTACGTTGTAACTATCGTAACTGTACCAATTTGTACCGTAGGTATCAAGGCATTTTGAGTCAGTGCGACATCAAAACTACTAGCTCCACCCACGGGGTTCCAACCCCACTGAAAAACTCTGCTACCTTCTCCAATACTACCTGTGGCTGTTGTGCCAGAAGCATAATATGTGGTGTCAGGACGCGGATCGCGCACCCCTTGAGGGTCATCTACTGGGTACATGCCCAATTGCAACTGCGGCTGATCTGGATCCCAGCAGGCTGGACAGACTTTTAGATCATAAACCTTG